ATTTGATCCTCATTTTTTAGTTGATGAGGATAGAAATATTATTAATAGGCGCCTATCTTTGTTTGGCTTTTCCTGGCCTTATTATGTTAGTTATTGGGAATATATTTGTTTTTATATATATATTATTGTCATGATTTTTTCTTATAAGTTTAATGCGAGTGATATTATTTTTCTTGTTTTTAATGTGTTGTTGTGTTATTTTCCCGTACGATTATTAAATGCATTATTAATTCATTTTGTTTACAATGGTAATATCTTATTAGCTGCGCGTGGAATTGGTGTTCCTATTATAGAAGAAATTATTAAGAGTCATACTGGTTGTATTTCTTTTGGAATTGTTGAGTATGTTGGGAGGAGTGAGCGTGATGCTATTGTTGCTTTATTACCTTTATGTTTGCACTTAGTTACTTCTGGTCATAGTTTTTGGTTTCGTGTTGTTCAACATTTTATTTATAACGCTTTCATAGCTCCTTATATTGGTAAATTATTATTTTTGTATAATATTCCTCAGTATGGTGTTGAGGATGTGTTTGTTTATGTGACCTTGAATATATATAATGTTTTTTATGTTCCTAATTACATTCAAACAGGCGGTGTTCGTTCTTTTAGTTATTATTTGATTGATGGAGTTATCGTGTTAATATGTTATTGTTTGTATTTCTATTCATGTATTATGTCTTTTATTGAATCTTTGTTAATTTATTTGAATATTAGAGAGATTGAACCAATCAATTTGTCAATATATGAACCTCTGTGGCATGAGTATAATGTTAGATTACCTGGAATGAGTGTTGATCCTAAAACTTTGAAAGTTATTGAAGAATGTTGTTTTTGGATAGATATAATCCGTAAAAGTAGTGTGCGTGATTATGTAGGTGTATCTTTATCTTTAGGTATGAGATGTCAAGTTTTGGTTGATCGTTTTCAAGTTCAGAGACATGATTTAGTTAAATCTTTAGTTAATGATCTTGGAACTTTGGAAATGGAGAGTGAGAATGCTGAGAGTGATGAAGTAATGTTAAATAAAGATTCAGCTAGTTTTCTTTATAGTTGGGTTCCTGATAAGATTCGTGCTTCTTCTACTTTTAAGAAAGGTATTGCTGTTTTGATTATGCTTTTTTCTTCAACTTATTTTTCGAGCTCCGGTATTATTTATGATTTGCGTAAGTTTTTTGAAGATAGTGATTTTATGGTTAAGGGTGATATTTTTACAACAGTTTTTATGGCATTTAAGTCGGTAGTTAAAGGTATATCTAGAGTTGTTGAAACTGGTGATTTTAATGCTTTTTGGGAGATGCCTAAAGATGTTGAGTTTGTTACTAGAGCTTCTAGATTGTTGTATGCTTATGAATTCTTGTTGAGTCCTGATGAAATAATATCAAATTTAGCTGAAGCAAATGATTTAATTCTGGGTAGAGCCCACTTAGTTAATTCTCCTGAAATTGTTCGTTTGATTGATAAGTTACACCATTATATGTTATCAAAGAAAGCTTTTTTGGAGGCTAATAAATCACGTGATCAACCCATAGTTTGGTTCTTAATTGGACCTCCTGGTGGTGGTAAAACCACTTGGATTGATCAAATGTCAAATGCCTTAGCTGTTAGAGCAAATTTTCAAAGAGTTGATGGTGATACTATTAAATATGACATTTTTGATAAGTTTCCTGTTGCTACTGGAGCTCATAAGAATGCTGTATTTTTAGTAATGAATGATATTACTGATAATTATATGGAATTTGATAAGATTGATAAAATGCCTTTTGAAATTATTATGCAAAAGATTGTTGATACTTTTCCTTGTTCTATTCGATCTCCTAAAGTTGATGATAAGGGTGTTGTATTCAATGGTTTGAAATATATATTTGTTACTGCTAATCATCGTGATTATGTTTTTCCTTCTTCAGCTGAAAAATTGCAGCGTAGACTTGATTATGGTATTCTTGCTGAAGTTCAAGTTGTACGTAAAGGTAAAGTTCTTGAGTATGATGAGTTTTCTGCCTTGTCTCAAGGTGTTAGGAATGAGTTGACTCGATTTACGATTCAGAAGGTTTCTTGTAAAGGAAATCATATGAATTTTGTTGATACTGAATTAAAATTAGATTTGCGTGGTTTTTATAAATATTCTATGTCCCGTGTTGCATCTTGGGAAATTAAACAGTTGGAAACGAAAACAAAATTTTCTAAGGACGCAGTTGCTTGTTCGTGTGGATTGTCATTAGCGTTACATGTTGTTAAAGATGATAGGAGTGAAGCTTTCTCAGATAATTTATTGATTTTTCGAAGTATTTCTGAGAAGTGTGATGATTTCATACAAGATGATAAGTTGCGAGAATGCAATGGATTTAGTGATCATTTCTTTTTATCAAATGGTGCGTGTAGTGATTTGTTATTTTATGGGTTTACGAGTGATTTTATGTTTATCAGTTCTATGTTGATTGTGTTTACTATGTTTTTAGAACGTTGTGGCGTGCGTGTTCGCACGGAAAATGCTGTGCGTGAAGCTACTAATAATTGGGCTGTTTCTTTTTTGTCTTTAGCAATAAAAGTTCCAGCCATGAATACATTGTTGAAATTGTATGATCCTTTTCGATATTATCAGGTACTAGCATATATTAGGTATAAACAAGTGCGTGCGTGGGTTGAAGATTATCGTGTTGTATTGGCTGGTGCTAGCATTATTGGTTCAATTGTTTTTCTTATGCGGAAGAAGAATGATGAGAAGATGTTAGCAAAACCAATATATAAGGAGAATGTTGATCCGAATAGTGTCGCATTTTTTGATTATAAAACGGAAGTTAACTTTCCTCCTTCAGTTGCCCGTAATTGGGGCAAAAATGTTATGCCTATACAAACTGTTAATTTACGTACTCGTGGTGTTGCTGATGATTATCTTGCAAAGATCTGTTTAGAACAATTATATTGTGGTATTTTAGAATTTGATAGAGGAAATGCTTTGTCGGAAAAGAAGAAGGTGAGATTTTTTGCTCTGTCACCTGAGTATTTGATTTTCAATAAACATTATTTTGAGATTTATCAAAAAGGTGATAAAGTGTCTTTGATTTTTCATGGTACTAAGTGGCCTTTTGATATTACTGCTTTGAAGAGCAATAATATGAGTGAATTGTGTTTGTATAAACACTCATTTCCTTTAATGAGTCGAGGATTACATGTTTATTTACCTGATGAGCAAATGCATGAAATGATGGAAGTTAGGCGTGCCGATGAAGATAATTTTAAGCATTCTCAAAAAGCCACTTTTACATATAATGGTATTAAGTATAATTCTATAATTTTCGATGGTGTCTCTAAAGATGGAGATTGTTGTACACCTGTCATTGGGAGAGTGCCAGGTGGTAGTTTTTTGCTTGGTTTTATTTCATATGGTAGTGATAGTGGTGGATATGTAGGGGCAACATTGATTTCAAAAGAGTGGTTGGATGAAATTACTTCAAGAGATCCCTACCCTTTTGTAGAAGATATAAGGATGTTGAATCGTCAAGTGGAGCCTCTATCTATTCATTCTGATGGTAGGAATCTTGTCTCTCCATTTCTTATACCTATTGGTTCTACATCTCAACCCAATAATTCATTTAAATCTGATTTTCGTAAAACTGTTTTATATGATGATCTTATTGATAAAGTTAAGATTCCTTATGCTATACCTTTACATACTAGATTAGTTAAAGATGGAAATTACAAATCTAGTTTTTTACATACTTTTAAAAATATTAATCTTCATTGTGATATTACTGCGGTTGAGGAGCATATGGCTGTTAGGAGTTATGTGAATAAAGTAACTAGTGGTTTGAGAGGTAAAGGGATTGTTTTAGGTTCTTTAAGTTTATTAGATGCTATTTTTGGTAGTGAACAATTAGGTATCGATAGAGTTGATTTTAAAACATCATGTGGCCCTGAATTAAAGATGTATGGAATTAGAAATAAATATGATGTATTTGAAGAATTTGCATCTAATCAGTATCGTATGCATCCTGAGGTGAAAAATATGCTGATTGATATGATGAAATTATTGAAAGATAATATATGTATTGTCAATATGATACAAGGTGTTATTAAGGATGAGATCCGTCCAAAAGATAAGATTGATGAAGCTAAGTTGAGAATTTTTACTGTTTTAAATTTTGCATTTAATATTATAGGTAGAATGTTGTTGATGCCATTGATGACTGTTTTGTTGAATAATCCTGAATTTTCTGAATGTTGTGGTGGTATTAATGCTGGTTCTTATGACTGGAGAGACATGGCAAATAGATTATTAAAATTTCCGAATTATTTTGATATAGATTTTTCAACATTTGATGTTTGCCATTGTGTTGTTGCGTTTCGTATGTTTGCTATGACTGTGCATGATTTATTGAAGAATTTTGATGCTAGTGAAAAAATATGTAAATTAGCATATACTTTTGTTATGTGTATGTGTTGGCAATTATTTGTCTTCAAAAATGATGAGTTTTTGAAATTCAAAGGCATGCCATCTGGTGTCATTTTTACTTTGATTTTGAATAGTGTTGTAAATTCTTTATTATTGAGAATAGCTTATTTGCGTTTATTTAAGGTTTTGAATGATTTTGATTCTAATGTAAATACTAATAATGTCGGAGATGATAATGTTTCATCTGTATCTGATTTTAGAAAGGATATGAACATGATTTCTTTACAACCTATTTATTTAAATATGGGATATGTTATTACGCCAGCTTCAAAAAGAGATATTATCTTACCTTTCCTTCCCTTTGAGGAATTAACATTTTTGAAGCGTAAAATAGTTAAACATTTACGTTTTGGATTTGTTGCTCCTATTGATACGGATTCCATTTTTAAAGCTTTGATGTTCGAAAAGATAGAAGCTGGCATTAGTCCTGTTGCTCGTTTGAATCAAGTGATGCTTGGAGCTCAAAGAGAAATGTTTTTGCATGGTAAGGAAGCTTTTATTAAGTTTCAGGATGAGATGAGTGAGATTTTTAAGAAAAGGTCAAGATCTTTTGAAAAGTTGGATTTTGATGCCTTAGTTTTGGAGTATGAAGCTAGGGAATTTGTAACTTTTATGATGTGAAGTCCATTTCAAAGACTATAAACTTTTGTTTTCATATGTTTATGCAAACTTTTATTTTTGAGTATTGATTAATTTATCTGTAATTTTAGTACCCTGACATATGAATATAATATTAATCACGAATTTGTTCTTAATGGAGGTTCAAATTCTTATAATTCCATTACTGACTTTAATCAAAATCAACCGAATGGGTCCACGGTTGTAAATTCTGGACCTACGAATGAGGCGGTTGCTGCTGAAACTGATAATATAGTAATTCCCTATATTCCTCGTTTTCCTAATAAATCCTTGCGGATTTCTGAATTTAAGGAATTTTTGTCACATCCGGTTAAAATTTTTCATAATAATTATACTTCAGCAACAGCTAATGCTTTAGTTACTACTGATATTATGGCGTTTTATCTTACTACTATTGCAGCACAGCCTATTTTTAATAAATTTAAGAATTTGACTTGGTTCAAAGGAGATATTAAAATAACTGCAGTTGTTCAAGGGCAACCTTTTGCTGCAGGAAGAATAGTATTAGTTTTTGAACCTATTTCTAAATTTGCTACTACTTCTACTTTACCTACTATTGTAAATGTTCCAATCAAATTCTCTTATGTTAATTCTAGAATTATGCCTCATATTACTATTGATCCTTCTCAAAGTATGAATCATGAGTTAATTTTGCCTTGTTATAATTCTGTTGGACATTTCACCTTAAAAGGTGCTGATGCTGGTTCTTATAGGATGGTTTCTCAAGTGTTTAACGCCTTAACTTCTGGTACTGCTGTTACTCCCAATGTTAATGTGTGTGTTTATATGTCTTTTGATAATATTGTATGTGAAGCTATTACTATGTTATCTAGTAATTTAAGTACTGAAAAGACTGAGGAAACTAAATTTTCAACTATTGTATCTGGTATCAGTGAAGCATCTTCTTATTTATCAGGATTGCCTGTTATAGGTCCTGGTATTACTTTGTTTTCAGAAGTTACTGGTTTGATAGGAAGAGGTTTAGCGTGGTTTGGATATTCTAAACCTCCTCTTGTCGAAATACATAAGTCTTTTTTGCAGTTACATGCTCCTTATTCTCAAAATAATTGTAAGAATAGTATGTATGTTTTAGGTGGATCACAAGAACATTCTATTGGTTTATCTCCGTCTTATGCTGGCGGAGAGATGGATGACATGGAAATTAAAAATATTGTGTCTATACCGGGTTTAGTGAAACAAGTTGCGGTCACTCAAGCTATGGCTGCTGGTACTTTGGTTGATACTATTCATGTTTTTCCTACTAATTGCGGAACTATTTATACTTCTCGTAAAGATGTTACGCCGTTAGCTGGAATTGCTGCTATGTTTGAATATTATGCTGCTGATTTTACTGTTACTATTGAGATCGTTGCTTCTGTTTTTCATCGGGCCACTTTATTAATAGCTTGGGATCCAAATATTGATGCTTCTGCACCTACATTGGATGAGGCATTACAAATTTTACATAATCAAGTTATTCATGTTTCAGGCAATTCTTGTACGGAAGTTATTTTACCTTGGATGCAGATTGCTCCGGTAAAACAAGTACCTGATTTTGCCTTAACAACTACTAATAATTATGCTAATGGAAAGATTTATATTTTTGTTGTAAATCCTGTTCTTACTAATGGATCAACTGATGGTTTGTCTGTTAATTTTTATTTTTCAACAAAGAATTTTAAATTTTTTTCACCTTCTGCTGATTTGATTTCAGGTAAAAAGTGGCACGCAGAAGTTATGACTTCTTCTTATTCTTTTTTTGAACCACCTTCTCCTAATAATTTTACTGTTATTATTGAACAAATAGAACTGGAAGAAGATGAGCAAGAGTTATTGTCTGCTAGGGAAATATGGTATTATTACATATTGCAACCTGATGGCACTAGGATGTTGTTTGGTGTGTCTAATGAATATGTCGATGAAGGAGATGTGCTTATAGCTTCATATCCTATTGTACCTGTAATTGAAGCTAATGTGTTACCATATGCCGATCAGATCGATTATGTAGTTGCTGATGACATTGAAGATGGAGATATTCAGATGAGATCTAATGACATAATGTTGACACCTACTGCTACTACTGTATTTGGTACTATTTCTGATTTTTCTCAATACAGATATAGATCATGGGGTGATGAGTTTCGCACTGTTAAACAAATTGCTTCTCGTGTATCTGTTCAATTTAGATGTCAGATTACTGATCTAGTGGGTCAATATTGGGTTGGTATACAATATCCTGCCTATCCTTTAGTGATGAGTACGTTGTCTAGTGCACGTTCAACTAATTACAATTCTTATGTGGCATGGTTGACATTAGCTTTTGCTGGTTTTAGGGGTGGTTTGCAAAACGTTTTTCATTTTCAGGAGGCTACGGATTTCGCTAGTAAGACACCAGTTATGGGTAATCATTGTTTAGGTTCATCACGTGTTAATGATGAGTTAGAAATTAATGGTGGTACTGCCTCAAATTTTCAATATACCAACGGTACTTCTGCTCTAGCTGATGAAAGTAAAGAATATGGATGGATGATGTCCAATAGAGCTGTTAATCCTAATGTTGAATTTATTAGTGCTTATCAAGTACCCTGGGATTTAACAACGAATAGACTGGACTATTTTAAATTTCCAGATAACAACATTGGTGCTGTTCATCGCAATGTTGCTGCTGCCCCCTCGCCCGCATGGGTAAGTTATTATATGGGAGCAGCTGACGATTTTTCTTTCGTCAAATTTTTGGGCTTTCCTATTATTGAATAGAAGCCCAGCCTTAGTAGTGGACGACTACTAGGTTTTTCATTTTAAAATTGAATTTTATGTAAAGCCGG